GGTTGTTCTGATGTTCTGGTCTTATGTCTTTCTTACTTGATCGGCGATCATACTTGCCCTGCATGGCGCAGAAGAAGTCTCCAAAGTCAAGTATCGGCGCATTACGCTTAACTGCCTCCTCAAGATGCCTCTTTAACTTCTTTCTGTCGCATTTAGGATTGTCCCAATGCACATCTGATTGCAACAAAAACCATTGCTCGTCTCCGATGCTTTTTAAATTTATGTCGAAAATATGAACATTTCGACTAACTTCCCTAAATCCCCAAGAAGGTTTACTCATGTCTAAAATAAATGAAGACAGAATAATAACCACAGATTCAATTATTGCAAGAACCCGTCATCTTCTCGTCTGCACTCACTAATCATTTCTTCAATTGCTCGCTTAAGAGTCTCCCACTCATGGATATCAATTCGTATTGATCCTTCTGCATCATTCATCATTTGCCGAATCGACACGAATTCTCCTGATCCCTCGTCGATGATTTCGATTTCAGTAAGACTATCGTGGAAAATTGATTGCTTCTTAATCAAAACACCAATCTTTAATGTTCTTATTTCGTAATCATTTTTTATTTCCATATATTTATTGATTTAATTTTGCCGCCAACTTCACCAACCACTCTGGCGAATTGCGGTTTATTTTTAATTTTACATCATTCGTATATTTCTCAACTTTATTTTTTTTTACACCTTTCTTCGCAGGCTTTTTCTTCGATGCCTTCGTCGCTGCCTTCGTCGCTCCATACCCCACAGGAAGCTTGTTCACATAGACTTCCTTCGTTATCGTCTTGTTGCCGCAACTCAAACACTTCCTCTGCCGAAACTTTCGGTTGTTCACGTTCCGACAGCAGAACACTTTTGTTTCCCCCTTGCACCTTTCGCATTGCATACTTTTTCTTAAGTTCTTCTAATATAGCTTCATCATCAAGACCTAACGCACCACACCATTGCAAGAATTCATCACTTGCAAACCAAAGTAATGCGTCCCGTCTGTTGGTTCTAATTTCTTCGCAAGTGTAGGGGTTTTTGTACTGTTTAAAATTTAAAGCATCCTCCCAAGTCTGCTCTATTATCCTAGATAACAATGACCTAGTAAAAAATATTGACTTGTAATCACTCTGCTCCATATATCAACTCGACTCCCATAAGTTTTGCTAGTTCCAATGAAGATTCATCACTTGGATACGTCTCTCCATATACAACTCGCTTAATCCCATAGCTTACGATTGTTCGCAGACACGCATTGCATGGCAATGTAGTACAGGCAATCATCCACGCTTCGTCTGGCTTAACGTAGCGCAATGCATTTGCTTCTGCATGCACAACGAATAACCTCCTGCGTTCTCGGCAGTTCCAGTCCTCCTCTACTCCTGTTGGAAATCCGTTGTAGCCAACACCCGCAACAGAGTTGTCTTTGCGGAAAACCACCGCACCAACCTTCCTCCAAGGGTCTTTCGACTTTGTCGCAGCGGCAAATGCCAACTGCATTCCGTAATCATCCCATGTCATATATTTTTGTGATCCATTCAGCTACTCGTTTCGCTTGCGGAGTCTCCTCCCGAATAATTTGGTCATAGCACACATCTCCATAAGACTTGAATATCTGGACATTGTTTATCAACCATCCCATGTGGTATCCAGACTTCATAAAGTTGATGAATTTATTGGTAGCTTCTCGATCTACTACGAAGTTTAGTTTCCCAAATTTGTGTTCCCAGTACTCTTTTGGTTGGCAGTTGATGTGACCATGCCCACCTTGCCCCAGCAACGCAGCAGAAAAGACAATCACAGGCGCAATCTCCGTTAGCTTCTTCACCACATCGTCAGCAAGACTCTCATCGATGTGCTCGGCAACCTCTAGACACAATGCCAAGTCGTACTTCCCTGTCTCATCAAACATTGACTTGACGATCTCTGGGCAACGCTTGTCTGGATCGATCCCAACAACATCATGCCCCAATTCGCGCAACGCCTGAACATATATGCCCGGCCCACATCCAACATCGATAATCTTCACGGCAGCATCCTTGTCATTGCTTCCAACCCGTTTCCGTCTCCGTACCATCCTACTCCCGTGTACACATCCAGCACATCGCTGAAATACTTCTCGTACATTGGCGCAACTTTCTCCAAAGAGAAGTTCTCTGCCCAGAGCCTGCATGACTCGCTACTGATCGCCCCCTGCTTGATCGCGTTGATCGCATCGACGAAGTCTCCCATCGTCCTGCACCGATAGCCCGTAACCCCATGCAAGTTGTTCTCCGCGAACGAACCCCAGTCTGTCGTTATCGTTGGTGTGCCAGAGAAAAGGTTCTCAATCTGGACTCCTCCAAACGGCTCGACATACTGCGATGGGATCAATGATCCTTTCGCCTTACTCATTAGCTCTCGACGCTTCTCCGTATCGGCGTAACCAATGTACTCGACATGGTCAGGCAACTTGTAGCCCTCCTCCTTCTGCCCTGCTACCAGCAACCGCACTCCTGCCCTCTCTGCTGCTTGGAATGCCACATCACATCCCTTGCCGCTATAGACCCTGCCGAGATACAAGAAGTAGTCTTCCTTCTCGTCATTCCCACGATAGGTGAAGTCTTCACGATCAAAGTAGTTTGGGATCACCACATCGTACCAGTCCTGCCTGCATGATCCAACTGCCTGCAAGCCGCAATAGGCATGATAGATCGCATAGCTTTCCCAGACCTTCCATCGCGCCCAATGGCCTCCAGCATAGCCAATGCCGGGTTCAACGCAGATCAGGTCAGGGTGGGCATCGCAGACAGGACGAACTCCCGATCCCCAGAACGGCAGGATGAAGTCATGCTTCTGCTTGCGAAGCCCAACCTCCCTGATGGCATTAGCGTAAAAGGTGCGATAGGCGTGATCGTTCACGTCGAATTTGAAGAACGTCTTGCGCCAATCGTGATCTCCGTAAGCTACCTGCCAGTCCTCGTTCTCCAGAACGGGAACATGTTCAGTACAATCCAGCACCGAATCCCTGTGCCCGTAGTGCAAGACCTCATGCCCTCTGGCAGTCATCATCTTGCCGAATTTGACCACCTTCTGCGTATAAGCACAGGCGTTAAACTCTTTGCTGGTTACTGTGTGTGGTAGACCAAGAATGTGAAATCTCATATATTTACGAATTGAACAGGGTTGACTGAACAGACTGCTGCTTTTTCACAACGGAAAATTCCAAAGAACGAATTCGGATGCTTGTTGGCAAGTCTATTTGCCTCTTGTTCCGCTTCTTCCATCGATTTGTGAATTCTCGATGGGTCGTTAAGATGATCGATTCGATACCTGTCTTCTGTGATGTTTGATTTGGTTAACTTGATGATTGCGTACATATTATTGCTTGTCTGCTCGTTGTTGTGCTTGTTGGTTGCTGTAGGTTCCTGCATGATATCGTTTCGAGAGCTTATCCCGGTTGGCATGGATGATGTCCTGTAGAGTCACAGGATAGCCCTCATTTGCGTTAAAATGGTTCAGGATGCCTTGCAGGAAGAAAAGGATGTCACCACACTCCTCCAGCACATTCTCGCGATCCAGAGGCTTCCTGTACATGACAGACTTCTTGACGGCATCCAGTAGCTCTCCCGCCTCCCCGGCAACTCCCATTGCCATATGTGTCAGGTGAGCGTCCTCAGAGGTCATCTGGACGAGGATATCGATGCCCGGCTTGCAGAGGTTCTCCACAAACTGGGAATATGGTATTTGTTGTTGGTTTTCTGTTGTTTGCATAAAAATGGTACTCGACTATCTACAATCTATATTATTGGAAGTTATAGATCATTTCCTTGTTTTAACTGCATTGTTTCTAATGATATAACTGCGAATCTGCTCCATGTCGTATTCTGCCTGTTTCTTCCCATCAGGCGTATTAGAATAGGTATGTTGAAAGGATGGCATGGGTTCCTTGCGCTCAATGCGGGGTCCAACAGGGTTTTCGTTGAGACAGATGGTCAGGCGGATTTCGAGGTTTGGACTCATATCATCTCACCCCCATCTCATTCCCTCTGGATATGTGTGAGGAAAATTGGTTTTTAGAGGGCATCTCCCTACGCAGCCTTACCAATTCCCCTATAATGTGTGCGGAACTTTTAGCCTTCAAGGGTCTTGTTGTCTTCAAGGGTTACCTGCTCTGCCTGTCTGCTTGGCAGTTGGAACGAGAGCGTGAGAGGTTGCGCAGTCTCTATCTCGATTTTCTCTCCGTATTTCTTGGGAGCCATTTTAGATGCTGCCCACTTAAGAGCATCGACCCGGAGTCTGCCTATTTGAGCGTCATGGCTTGAGAAGGATTCGTCAACGATAAGCTCGGCGTAATAGTCTGCCTGCTCTGCGCGAGCGCGTGAGTATTGGTTCCGAAACGCTTCATTTGATTCAATCCAGCTATAGATTGTAGTTCTGCCGGGGAGGTGATCTGAAGAAGCGATTATGGTGCGTAGCGTTTCGCCTTTAGAAATCCTGCTGCATATTTCGTCAGCAATTTCTTGCGAGAATATTGTGGGTCTTCCATTGATTTTTTTCTCTAAATTTTCTTCAGGTTGCTCTGGAATTTCTGTTGAATCACTCATTAAGGTTTGAATTGTTTTGCGAGAGCAATTTTTAGTGAGGCGATTTGAGTTTGCAATCTGGATCGTTCAATTTCGTCGGAAGATTTATTTAGGGAATCTGTGAGGAAATTGATTTTGTCTTGTAGTGATTCTAGAACTAAATTTTTTTCTGAAATATTTTTGAAATTGTCTTGACTCATGTTTTGAGAATGGCTTTAAAATATCTGCGAAGCAGATGCAGGGGGCTGCACCTGCTCCTCCGAGGTTGTGTGGAGTGAGGGAAGTGAGTGAGGCGAGTGATTACTTTGGTGGGTGGTAGGTAATTTGGATGATGGTCTTTTGG